AATTATCAGCAAGCCAAACTGCCACCAGTTCATAGCTTGCGCTCCTGTGCTGCGAGGGCGGCGTCTATGAGCGGCTGAACAGCAACAACAAACTCGCTCAGTATCTCGTCAGCCGTGTCCTGCTCGCAGATATCGTTCATGCGGTCAATAAACCTCCAGACTACGCGCCCTATTGCTGCATCCTGTCGCAGCGCATCCCGCTCTGCCCGTAGGTCGCGGATAGCGGCGGCGGCAGAATGAGACATTACGTCGTGGAGACTTTCCAGATAGTTAATGATGCCTTCGTTCGTAAGTTCGCTCATGGCTTCACCGGACAGTTTGTTGTGCGTTCTCTCTTGAATCTTAAATCAGCGTAACCCTGCTGTGGGTCGTCGTACCAGTCAACGTCGTCGGTTGAGTCAGTCATATCTTTCCACCCCGCGACTTCCACTTCTCGAAGATGGGGACAAAGCTGGGTTGCATCCCATCTGCCAGTGGAAGATTGCGTGCCTTGAGGTCAGCCAAAGGATTAGCCGTTGACCAAAGAAACTTGGTTCCCTCTCGATATGACAGGATCACATCAGAGAACATGGGGGGAATCTTGGGGGCGAGTTTCGAGCCGAGAGTGGATACTGTAACTTTAATTCCTCCAAAAACCTGATCAATCTCTCGCTCGACATGGGCTGTAAGGACAAAGTGACAACGACAGCCATCTGTGAGTTGACGAACCAGTTTCTCGATCTGATCCATAGCGATACCCCAGTCCGCCTGGGATTTGACTGGCTTTCCTCCAACGACCAGCGACATCGCGATTGGATTAACTCCAGTGAGAGAATCCATCGCCAAACAGCGATCTGGACCCCAGCTGTCGACAGAGCCGAAGTTCTTTCCAGATCTGTCGTCCGGGAAATCTGCAAGGGCGCGAAGTAGAGTGACAAACTGGTTATGCTTCCCACGGTTAAGGTCCTCCATCTTGTGCAGGGATATTTGCTGCATGGTGTTGATTGAATGGGCGCTGTCAGCCATGATACCGAAGGCCATTGAGTCACGCTTGAGAACGTGCCAATGGACGTTCGGCGGCACTTCCAGTCCCCGATCAGTCCAATACCCCAAGAGAGTCTCGAGCCCTGACTCGGTGAACATGACAAACAGCTCAACGCCTGTGTCGGCAAGAGTTCCCAGGGAATAGGTCTTCCCCGTTCCTGAGGGCCCTTCAACCAAGACATTCACACCGGGAAGAAGTGATTTGTTTTCCATTAGTCTGTCGTCCCTGGAATGAAGCCTTCTGCCTCGCCTCTACCAAAAGCGCCCATCTGATCCCAGTGATTGAGCGCCCTTGTTACTAGGGACGCGGCCTCTCTGTAAGAGCAAACGGCTACGTGATGCCTGAGCTTTCTGTCGTTGATATGGTAGCTTGGCTCTCCAGGAGTGTACTCTCTTGTGGTTCGAGAAAAGTAATATCGAGAGAAATACGTTGCCTTGGTGGACATGACTGATATACCTTTATGTGTAAAAGAAACTCCCGACGCACCAGTTCCTCTGGCAGCGCCGCGAGCAGTGAGTCGTCGATGATACCCCAACCTTCTTCATGCAACAAGGAACCCGGAACTGGTATCCAGTCGTCGCGTTCGTTGCAGAGTTCGCAGAATTGCGCTACCGGCCAGACGTACTTATCATCATCAAAGCGCAAGTCGGCCCACGTGAAACAACACTTGGGACAAATGAGACTATGCGACTTGGCAACATGGAGCTGGTTCCCGAAGGAGTGCTCCCTGTAAACGTGAAACTTGTGCCACTGCACATCTGCGCTATGTGCGTTCGTTAGGATATTTATACTCTGCGCACGGATCACAGCTTGGTTTCTTCCCTTGTAATGGGGTTCCAGTGCCTACGCTCGAAGTAGGTCTCGAGCCAGGGAGCTTCGTCCTGCGACAAGCAGGCTGACCTGAACGCGCACCCACCATAGTCTGCGCAGGAATGGTCGAGGTTGTAGAGCCACTTGTTGGTGTCGTAGCATCTCTGGATTGCCCCGATCCAATCAAGAAGTTCATTGAACCACCTATCCACCTGCCACTCTGGGCGGTAGGATATGGGGGCCTGGGTGTCGTATTTGGTCTTGAGGATGGAGACTCCCCGGACGACTACGCCGTGGACCTTGATCCCGGCCTCGCGGCATCCCCACGCATAGCCTGTGAATTGGGCGCGTAGGTCCCACTGCTTCGACCAGGTAGCCCCGAGTGATGTGGTAGTCTTATCGTCCTCGATGAACACGCCGTCTGCGTAATTCATAATCATATCCATCCTGCCACAATAGAGCAGGGGGTTACCTGTCTCTGGGTGGGTTATTGGCAGGGGGTGGGCGAAAGAGAACTCGATGCCTCTCTTGCCACCAGGTAGTATGATGGGATCATCTACCCCCTGCTGCAAGGGATAGTTGGAGAAGTAATACTCCAATGCCCCAGCGGTACGTCCAGCTGATTTGGCCGAGTCCTCGGGACACTCGAAGTCCCCGTAGAACTTCAGCAGCGCCCGCATCCCATCGGCCACAGCGTCGTCGGCTTCCATCCCTTCCTCGAAGAAGGCTCGCCGTGCGCGCTCTAGCCCGTGGGCAAAGGCGCCTCCCGCATGGAGGTGAACTGAACGGTCTTTAGACTTCCACTGGTCTATGTAGATTTTCTTGAACAGCTGCGGGCATGACTTGAAGGTCGCCAGCATACTGGAATCGAATACTTCTGGAAACGTGCTCAATGTCTTTCTCCTGTCTATTCATCTGCCTCGGGAGCCTCATTCCACGACTCCCAATCCTTCCTTGCTTTGTCATTGAAGAAGTGAGTGCCGCAGAGTTGGGTGTCTGGTTGCTTGTGGCCCATGACGACCACGCAAGGGGAGGTGCCACAGATGCGGCACTCTTCCTCAAAATTGGGGGAAAGCCAATTCATAGCCCTTCAAGCTCGGAGAGCATGGCATCGGCTGATTGGGTGGGTCCCTTGGCTTTGCGGGAGCCGGTCGTCTTCGCCGCCATGCCCGCTGTCAAGCGTCCTGCTCGGAGTTCCTTGACTGCCTCGCGCATCTCCTCCAGCGTGATCGTACCATTGTCTGACTTCTGCCGCCAAAGGAATAGCTTGGACTGGAGTTCAGGACTGATCATTGGGCTTCCTTTGCTGGAAAAACTCTTGGATGCGTTCGATGAAGAATTGCTGGTAGGCTCCCTTCGGAACCCTTCCTTCAACTTCACTGTAAAGGTAGAGGTCGAGCTTGGCTCGGATGTCCTCAGGGAGGGTGGTGGTAAGCTTGATTGGGCGGAGGATGTTAGGTCGGCGCATTTAGCTCTTCTGCATCAGCGATTTCCTCTTTCCTTATTTCCCCGTCAAGCCAATCGCGTATCGCCTGGGGCTTGCTGTTCTTCTGTACGAAGTGAAGGAACAGTTCGGCTTCATCAGGGTGCGAGCACAGCCACCTGAACCTATCCGCATCGAAGTAGAATCGAGTGTCGGGTTCAGGGAACTTCGGTGGCCTCCCGTTGCGATAGCACGAAGCGAGGAGTTGGTCCAGGTCAGAGGGTTCAATGTGGAAGGAGACTCGCACCTTATTCTTCTTCATCGGCGGCTTCCTCGAGTGTCTCCCGCCGACAGGCAGGGCAGATTGTGGTGTCGACTGTAACATGGGGTACTGGTTCGCCCCAAAAGTCTAATTGTGTGCTTGTGGTGGGGAGATCTTCAACAGTCCCTTCCCATCCACAGGCTGTGCAAATGAAGTTATCCATTAAGTGAGCCTCCCTTGCCTGTGTACGTCTACAACGGTAGACGGATTATACGCACATTATGGGGTAAATTGCAACAAAGGCAACCCATCCCTTTGCCCAAAAGAAAAAGGGGAGGTCATGGACCCTCCCCCTGTTCCCGCTCCCACAGCGGAGACTCACCAACGCTGGAGAACTTGGCGAATCGGCTGCGTCACCGCCCTGTTTATGAAGGGCCTTACGTGGCAGCCCGACAGCCTATCCCAACTGTGCCAGCAGCGCGCTGGTATCAACCTTCGCGGCCTTGGACAGCTTCTCAGCTTCCAAACGCTCCACGATGGGCTTGACCTTCGGGCTGTTACGCAGCGCGAGCTTCTCGGCCTGCGACTTCCCAGTGAGGAACTCCTTGACCTGCTCGGCAGTGCGACCAGAGAACTCGACCAGCGCACGCAGGAGGACCGAAGTCCCTGCCATGCCGCCGCCCTCGCGCTTCGTGGTCCACTCGCCCTTGTCGAGCCTGCCAATCAGCTCGTCCACCGCCAGCGTCATGTCATCGACATCTTCCACGCCAGCCGTTTCGTCCCCGAGCTTCTGTTCCGCACCGTGACCTGCGCAGCGATTACGCAGGGCTTCTGGGATGTACCAGGTCCGAGTCTCACCGTTGCGGAAGTCCAGACGGACTGCCACATCGTTGCCTTCGATGATGGTTTCCTTGAGCAGCTTGCGCTTGCCCGCGAATTCCACCTTCCTGCCGTCACTCATGCTGACGACTTCAACTTCCTTCTTCACTTGAGTGCTGACTTCGTTTTCTGCTGCAGCCATTTGCTTAGTCTCCGAGTTGCTTGATGGGAAGCCCTTGAATTATTGCGGCGGCTCCCCGACTCCGCACAAGCAGACTACCACAATATGCAATAAATTGCAACAAAGGGGTAGGTTACCTTAATCGTCCTCGATGCTGTAATCATCCTCATCTTCCTCGATCTCATCCTCATCTGCATCCTCGAGCAGATCATTCCCTGGATCTTTCTCATTGTCCAGCCATTCAGGTTGATCATCAGGGTCCTTGTCTGGATCAATCCCTTCGCGTTTCATGAAGAGTTCCCCATCCAAAGGGCCGTTCAAGTGCATGGAGTGTACTCTGCGCGCGTGTCTTCGGGTCATGTGAATCTCCTTTCAGTGCAACCTGCACCCTCAGGGGTAGGTGTGAGTCCCTACCCCTTGGGCTGAAGGCTACTTTGCCCTCCAGACCCTGACCCCCTGTAGAGTCTTGCGGTAGACAAAGCGCTTACCGTGTCGCTTACCAGCCAGGTGGCACTGGTTGTCAATCCTCTTTGGGGGTTCCTTTATGAGGAAGGATTCCCCCACCTTGAGAACAGTCCAGGGGTATCCTCTTCCCCCTTGCGTTCCGTTCATCGGCAGCGGATAGCTTGTGCTGATCCTATACATATCAACCCCTTCCCTTGTAGACGTTCAGCCCAACGGTAACGTCCCCTATCTTTGTGTTTCCCTCAGTCGAAGCAACGATGATCGTCTTGCCTGACTTCGAGGGGCCAAATGACTTGGAGAGATCGACCTTGATTGTCAAGATGTTTCCCACCACCATAGTTTCCACGTTCTTCATCTGAGTCTCCTTTAAGCTACGTTGTCAACATATTCAAGAGCCGAGTCAATCGAGGCGACAATCGCATCAATGTCGTCTGGGAGCGTGTCAAGCGTATCCACGGCAGAATCAAGATCTGAGATGGTCGCTTCCAGCTCATCTCCCTTGTCGCCTGCCTGCGCTCCATCAGAAAGATTGTCGTACGTCTCTCGCTCTTGTTCAGAGACATTCCGAATGTCTGAAGCGGCATTACTCAGCTTGTCCTTGACGCTCTCAAGAACTTCCCTTGCCGTCTCGAGTGTCTTCCTTTTTGCCTTATTCATGATGTTTCCTTAACTCCAAATGTTTCAGCCAATCGTTCGAGTTCCTTGTCAACCTTGATTGTCTTGTCATAGACCTTCTGAGCTTTCCCTCTGATCTCTTCCAAGACCTTGTCGCCTCTCTGCTCTTGCAGAACCAAGAGCCTTTGCTGCGCCGCCGTGTGATTCTCCTCTGGTAGTGGTACGTTCTGGCGGCTCTCGCCTCTTACAATCCTTCCCACTGTGTTCGTCGTCACCCCGTACCTTCGCGCTAGATGCGCTTGAGTTGCTCCCTCAGCGTACAGTCCTCTTAACTCGAAGACCTGTTCGTTGGAGAGCTTGGCCGCTCGGGTGTTGTTCTGGCCAAACTTCGACATCTCCTTCTCCTTTAATGCACAACAGTTTTAGCTGTGCGCTCCACCAATTCCAGGGCTCTCAGCTCTGTCGTCTCTGCAATCGAGAACGCTGATCCATCAGACAGCAGCACCATGTACTGCTCTGATTCCGAGTCCGTCCTTTCCATGATCAGCAAAATGACTGTGCCTTCAGCCACGCTGCCCTTCTTGATGTAATTATCCAAGAAGGCAAGCGCTAAGTCCTTGATGAGTTCGTACTTGGATGTCACGATGATTTCCTCATCCACTTTCAATGGGGTTGCCATGTTCAGGCCTCCTCTTTGATCTTGGGGCGCGACGGCATGGCTTCGACGGCATACCCAATCGCCTGTGTAAGGCTCTTGGCTTCGAGCACAGGGAACTTGGTTTGCCTGTTGGCAAACTTGGCTTGATTGACCGACACATACACCTTGCGGTGT